TGGTGGAGAATTTTGAAGAGCTACGAGCGGCCAGCGACAGAGTAAACGCTCAAGTAATGGATCTCGGAGAAGCGCTGAGGATTGCTTTCACTGGTGGCCTTGATGCCGCGAAAGATTTCGGGGATGGGATGCCGACAGCGCTGGCTCCTATCACCCCTGCGATTGAGGAGATTATCGCTCCGGTGGACGATCTCGCGGTCAAGATGGAGGATATAGGCAAAAGCATTGCCGATAATTTCGTAGGCCGGATGACGGATATGGCCCAGGGCGGCAAGGATGCGCTGGGCGGTTTCTTCACTTGGATAAAGAATCAGCTTGTCGAGCTGGCGGTGAAGTTCTTGATTTTCCAAACCATCACGGGTCTTTTCAAGAGTACCAAGGGTGCTAAGTGGCTAGAGGATTTGACCGGCTTCAGCTCGCCGGTTGCGGACGCTGGCAGTGGAATGGATTTCGACGGCTTTAAGAAAGTAGCCTTCGATCCCTTCGGTGGAGGAACTAGCGCGATGGTAAGCAGTAGGGGCGCATCTGCCTCGCCTCAAGTGAACCAGGTGATCAACTTCACGGTGAGCGCCATCGACGGACGTGACGCTGCGCGGTTCATCCGAGAGCAAGGCGGCGAGATCGCGAACGTGGTCGCTACAGCCGCCAAGGATTCGGTCGGATACCGCGCAGCCTTGCAGGGAGCTTAGGAGATGGCAGCGTTTCCGCGAGCAGTCCCACCGGCGAGCGTCACATATCCCAAGGTTATCGGGCCACTGATAAGCATCGGCCAGTCGGGCGCAGTCCAGACCCGTTCTGAAGCCGCACAAGGCCGCACATGGACTGAGACGTGGCCGGTCCTACCGGCGGGAAGCGAAGACGTTCAAGAGCTTCTGGCGACCATAGAGAGCCTGTACAGCACAGGCGCATCGTCCACGCTGACGCACTACCTGCTTCCGGGATCGGGGAAAGAGAAGAACGGAATAGGCGGTGGTGCGCCGAGGGTCAATGCCGCGAGTCAAAGCGGTTCAAGCCTCGTCACATACAACTGGAACAACAGCGTGACGGGAGCGATGAAAGCGGGCGATTGCTTCACGATCGCTGGCTTGACGGTCTTGTTCCGAGTCACGGCTGACGCTTCATCTGACGGCGGCGGGGCCTCTACGTTGGCGATCCTGCCGCCTATCTTGGCGGGTAGTTCTCCTGACGGCTCGGCGGTGCTGACGGTTGCCGGCGCGGTGATGACTGCGGTTATCATGGACTACGCGATGCCAAGCGCGGGACCGAGCGAGTTCATTGCCGGCCTCAAGGTCACGTTCCGTGAGACGGCTTAGATGAGCAGGACATTATCTGCCGCGATGCAGACCGCGATCAGCGCAAAAAGCGGGTACGCCGATGTCTGGCTGCTCGACCTTGTGACGACGGCGACCGTAGGAGCGACGGCCAGCGCGATCCTTTACGCTACAGCGCCGACCGATGTAACGTGGGACGGACGCACTTGGGTCGGCATAGGTGGCGCAATCGACTTCACTCCACCGCCAGAGACTTCGGACCCTGCCGCACAGAGTTTGCGGCTCAGCCTTTCAGGCGTCGATCGCGCTATCATCACCGCCGTCCTCGACTCTAACCTGCGTGGTCGAGTGGCGACGTTGTACTGGGGCCAGATTTTGCTCAGCACGGGCGTCATCGTTGAGGAGCCGATCGAAGTTTTTCAGGGCTTGATGAACGCTATGTGGGACATAGAGCATACGCCAGCCGACGAAGAAAGCGCGGGGACGGTGCGGGTGTCGACGACGATCGTGACGGAGATGGCACGGCGGCTATCGCGTCGAATCGTGAAGACTAACGTGCTGAGCCTCCAGCAAATGCAGAAACGGACGACCCGCGACATCTGGGACAACTCGAATCCTGACGTGTTTTTCCAGACCCTGCCGGCCCTAGTTGGAAGACCGATCTACTGGGGGCGCGTTGGTGCAAATATTCCACCGACGTTTTCTGGCGGCTCGGACATAGAATGAGTTTTCTTTATGTCAGCGGCTGGCGTCCGGCGTTGATGGATTGGGGTGAGCGGCAGCGCCGAGAAGGCTGGGCGTGGGGTGATACCGACTGCTGCACATTGACCAGGAAGGGCTTGCAAATCTTGTTTGAGCGCGACGTGATCAACGCAAAATATTCATCTCGGCAAGGCGCTCGCGCATGGATGCAACGCCAGGGTGCCACGGCAGCGCGACTCCTTGAAGCGCGCGGAGCCTCACTCCAGCCGGCAGGAACAATTGATGCCGGTGACGTGATCGTGCGCCCCGGCCACGATGAAGGGCTGCCTCGAATCGCACTCGCACTTGATAGCGAGGTGCTATTAACGAGCGATCCCGTACAGGGTCCGCACTGGATTGCGGTTAAAGATTTACGCCGACGCCATCGCGCGTATCGGTTCGGCTCATGAGTAGCGCCAAGCACGTCGCTATTGGTGCCCTTTTTGTAGCGAGCTTGGTGACGGGGACTCAAGCCGGATGGTGGGCGTGGAAAACAGCGATGGCCGTTGCGACGATCGCCGGCACGGCCTACTCAAGCTGGCAGACGGCAAAGGCGCTCAAGGGAAGCACGTCTCCAGACTCGCTTGCCGCTAAGCAGCCAGGCATCCTAGTCAACGAAACGGGCACAGAAGTCTCGCTGCCCATCGTTTACGGCAAGGCTCGCGTCGGGATATCGCGCGTCGACGTGCGTCAAGGATCGGACGCGAATGTGCTGGCCCTAGTTGGCGTGATCTCTCTCGCACCGGAAGGCGGCAGCGCGACAGCTCAGCAGGGAATCGAAGAAGTGACCACCGTCTACTTTGACGGGGACGCAGCGCTGTCTGCTCCGATCTTCGGCACTAACGATTCGGCCACTAACAATCCGACACCGTTCAGCCCTGCGGTCATTGAATCGCCGTGGAATGGAAACACCGCCGTAGGATCTCCATCCTTTGGGACGGACTACTGGCTTGAGTATTTCATTCACGACGGCGACGACGCTCAGGTTGTCGACCGCGCACTGTCTGCTGAGTTTGGCGGAGCAAGTTCGGCTTCATGGGGCACCTACGCTCGCGGAGTCGGCCTGAGCTACATTGTGCTATGGTTGTACTTTGATGCAGATGTGTTCGCGAATGGATTGCCTCAGGTGACGATGGACTTGAAGGGCAACAAAGTCGCAAGTGTCTTGGATAGCACGGCTGATTTCCGGTACAGTGAAAACCCTGTCGACTGCGCGTTGGACTTTATGACCTCGACACGGTATGGGATGGGCATACCGACAGCGCAAATGGACTGGGGCCAGACCGTGCTTCAAGCGAACCCGATCACGACGGTTAGTGGATCGACGGTCATCACCGTTGCCCACTCAGCGGCTCATAATGCGCTCGTCGGGGATCGCGTGATCCTGTCAAAAGCCACGGCGGTCGGCGGCATTACGGCGGCACGGCTCAACGTCCAGATGACAATTACAGGAGCGACAGCGACGAACTTTACGGCTACGCTGGGCGGAGCCAACGCAACTTCAGGGGCGACTGGTGGCGGCAGCGCGGTACGGCTCGACATTTCGAGCTTTGGTGAGGCTGCTTATTACTGCGATGAGCCGGTGACAATTACGCTGACTAGCGGTACGCGAGCGCTGACCAACCGCTTCACGGCGAACGGCTGGCTTGATTCGGCAGACACGCCGCAGACGAACCTCGACCGACTACTCAGCGCCTGCTCAGGTCGGATCGTGCGCGAGGGCGGCAAATATAAGCTGCTGATCCGCAAGGTCCAGGCCGCAAGCAGCTTTGAGCTTGACCGCTCCAACATCGTGGGCGAATGGAGCTTTGCCAAAGGCGGCGTCGATGAGGTTTCAAATACTCAAGTCGTGACGTTTGTGGACAAGGACCAAAACTATCAGCCTGTGCCGCTGGTCTTTCCGAGGGCCACGACAACGAATGCGTTCCTAGCTGCCGACTTTGCCTATGGCGTCGAGCAGCGCATCGATTTGCCGTTCACAGAAGACGCGCACATGGCTCAGATGATCAACGCTGCGACGTTCAACGAGTCGCGCGCTGATATGAGCTGCTCGCTGGTTGCTCAGCGGGAAGCCCTGCGGCTTTCCGTAGGCGACGTGGTCAACGTGACGCACTCGACACCTGGTTGGAGCGATCAACCGATGTGGGTTGAGGCTGTCGCGCTTCGCAGGGATGGGCTGGTGCAGTTACTGCTCAAGGAATATCTAGCTGCCACCTACACGGTACCGACGATGGCTGTGAAGTCAGAGCTGGTGCCGGTCGTGCTGCCGCCTCGCTACACCTCTGCGTCGGGACCGACAGTAGGAATCACCAGCTTGTTCGCTACTCAAACGGCGATCAGCAATAACGGCACAAACTTCCTGAGCAAGCTAGAGCTGACGATAGACTTTACTGGCGGCATGGGCAGCTACAAAATCGAACACAACCCAGCATCGACCGCGACGTACAACTACACCACGAACACGACGGCCACATATGCGACGGTGTTCTTGAACAGCTCGGCGACCTCGACTGATCCCTACGAATTTACCTGGGCTGACGGCGGCACCGTGACTGGAGAGAGTATCATTACAATCACGCCGTATCCGAACTCCAATGCCGGCGGCATTCCTGGGACTGCTCGGGTGATAACTTTCCAAGTCGCCGGTGAGGATTAAATAGTTAGATTGACAAGCAGCACATCCCTTCCCCTTGCAGTTGAGGTATCAGAATGAAGACCACAGTGACGCGAGTCGAATATGAAGGCATCTACCGGATATTGATCACGTCCTCTGCCGATAGCCTGGCAGAGCAGCGGAACCTGAACGACGTGCTGACGGCCATCGAATCAGCCGGCCAGCCGGTAGACGGATCGAACGCAGAAGGGATGCCGAGAATGTTTAGCGTGGCAAAAGAGACAACGATTGAGCTGACCAGCGTCGGAGTCGAGACGCTCAAAAGCCACATCGACAAAGGGATCGGACGGTTCCAAAGCTGGAGCGTTCGCGAATTGCCGGCGGTTATCGACCGCCTCGAAAGCTCAGGCGGGAAACACTAGGAGGCAGTATGGCGACAGCGGGACCAGTAGCATTTGAGATTCCCTGCTACAGTAGCTGGTCAGTGACGATGACCTGGTACACGGACAGCACGAAGACCTCCCTGGTCGACCTGTCGACCTACACCGCAGCGATGGACATACGTCGAAAGCAGTCTGATAGCGCTGCGCTGCTGGCCCTTGCGACCGGCGGCGCGGGAATCGTCCTGGGCGGTACTGGTGGCACGATCACGATAACGCTTACGGACACCCAGACGGCGAGTGTGACTCCAGGTTTCGCTGTGTGGGATCTGGAGCTGATCGGCTCAGGCGGTAGCAACCTGCGACTCGTTGAGGGCACCGCCGAGTTCACCCCATCCGTGACGAGAAACTGATGAGCGGACCAACACTGCTAGAGATCGACGCGACCCAGCAGACGCTAGAAATAACAAACTCGCGCGATGCAATCAGCATCCGAGGGCGCACGATTGAGACTGGCACCCCGGCGAACGATGAGGTGCTGACCTACAGCTCGTCGTCTGGGGAGTGGATTTACCAGACCGTGACAGAGAACGTTGACGACAGAGTCGCAGCGCTAATCCGACCGAGCGCGACCGGCGGGTTGACGTGGACTTACAACGACTCTGCCGGCACCCTGGTTCCGAGCAACCAGCTCATCAACGCAGACATCTCGGCTAGTGCTGCGATAGCGGTGAGCAAGCTCGCGGCAAGCACGGTGTCGTACGGCGGTGTTACGCTGACGCTAGGCGGCTCTGACGCGACTCCGGCCTTCAATCTGTCTGACGCTACTGCCTACACCGGCGACAGCGCTCTGGTGACCAGTGGGGCGCTGAACTCCGGCAGCATCACTTCCGGGTTCGGTGCAATTGACGTTGGCTCGTCAGCCATTGATGGCGGCACAATCACCGGAACGTTCGTCGGGAACCTGACTGGAACGGCATCAGTGGCAACCGTGGCGAACACGGTTGTCGTGACCGACTCGACTGACGCGACCTCGTTCGTGGCGATGTTTGATTCTGCCACGGGCAGTTTGGCGGCTCGCACTGACGCTGGACTGAAGTACAGCGCATCAACCGGGAATCTTGACGTTGGCGGCACGGTGAATATTGGGCCGTCGTGCAACCTTTATGAGTCGTCAGAGAACTTACTTAAAAGTGACGACGGGCTCATCATCGCAGGGGCGCTCACAGGCCAGACCTCATTGACCCTAGCCTCGGGCCAGACCGTCACGGGAATCGACAACGGCTCGCTCGGGACGAGCGCAACGCTGCTCGCCACGGCTGGGGCCATCCGCACTTACATAGACGCTCAGGTGACGGCGCAGGATCTCGACATCATCACGTCGAGTGGCAACATCGACATCGACCTAGACTCGGAAAGCCTTACGCTGACGGGCGGGACGGGCCTAGCGTCCAGCGCGTCCTCTACCACGGTCACCTTTGCTATCGACTCGACGGTCGCCACGCTGTCAGGCAGTCAGACGCTGACGAACAAAACCATCGCAGGTGGCTCGAACACGCTCAGTGCAATCGCCAACGGTTCACTCAGCAACTCAACGGTCAGCTTCGGCGGAGTGACGCTGGCCCTGGGGGCCTCCGATGCGACCCCAGCGTTCAACCTCTCCGACGCTACCGCCTACACGGGCGACAGCGCGCTCGTAACCGTGGGCACGATATCCAGCGGAACGTGGCAGGGCAGTGTGATTTCGGGCGATTACATAGACCCCACCTCCTCGCCACTAGCGAATACAAAAATCTGGATCGGGGACAGCAGCGGTGACGCTCGCGAGTTTGCTCTGTCCGGTGATGCAACCATGACAGCCGGTGGCGATGTAACGGTGTCGACTGCTGCTGCGTGTACGGGCAACGCCGCGACAGCGACCCTAGCCAGCACCGTAGTCGTAGTGGACTCGACCGACGCGACTTCCAATATCGCGATGTTCGACTCGGCTACTGGATCGCTGGCGGTTAAGACGGACGCTGGCATCACATACAATTCCTCAACGGCTGCTCTCTCAGCAACGACCTTCGTCGGCGCGTTGACGGGTAATGCGTCAGGATCTTCCGGCTCAACGACCGGAAACGCAGCCACCGCGACCCTAGCGACTACTGTCACCGCTACTGCGAACAACACTGCCGACGAGACGGTCTATCCCACCTTCGTAGACGGCGCTACAGGCGCTCAGGGGCTAGAAACCGATACTGGGCTGACCTATAACCCATCGACCGGCAAAGTTACTACCACTGCGATAGACACTCAGACGCTAGTCGTAGACACCACCAGCACCTTGACCGGCGCAGTCACAGCTTCCTCGACGAGTACACTGACTGGCAACGTCTCGATTGGGACAGCGACGAAGTACGGTCCACTCACGGTGAAGCAAGGAGCTGCCGACTACTACGGTATCGTCATTGAAGAATCTGCCAGTGATGGCTGGATTCGTATGGGACATAATGGAGTCCGTGGGGCCATTCATACAACGTGGAATTCTTCTAGGGGAGCTACACCGCTCACACTAGGAACGTCTGCGTCAGTCACCCAAGTTGTGCTAAACACTGACGGTAGTACGACAGTCGGCGGCGCGTTAGGAGTCACGGGGGCACTCTCCAAAGGCTCCGGTAGCTTCAAAATCGACCATCCGCTACCCGCCAAGACGGATACGCATCACCTCGTCCACTCCTTCATCGAAGGGCCACGCGCTGATCTGATTTATAGGGACACCGCTGATCTTTCTGACGGTTCCGCGATTGTGGACCTAGATGAAGCGGCTGGCCTGACCGAAGGTACTTGGGAGCTTCTGTGCCGTGACCCACAATGCTGGATACAGAACGATTCCGGGTGGGCGCAGGTCCGTGGCTCCGTCGCCGGTAGTACACTGACGATTTTATGTGAGGATGCCGCCTCTACAGACAGCGTGAGTTGGATGGTCGTCGCAGAGCGTTGCGATCCACACATCATAGAGACTGGATGGACGGACGATGACGGTCGCGTGATCGTAGAACCCCTGAAGATCGTCCCCACCTTAGCAGAAGGAGCTTAAGATGACGACCTACAGTTGGACATTTTCCGCGCTCTGTTGCTATGTCGAGGAGGCTGGCGAGAGTGATGTAGTCTATAGAGTGGATTGGGTTTTTGTCGGTGAGGACGAGGCGGCTTATTCCGTTAATGCAGCGGGAACTGTGCAGTGTAAATATGAGGCCGGTGACCCGTTCATATCGTTCAGTGATCTGACGCAATCTGATGTACAGGGATGGGTGACCGCGAGCTTAGGTGCTGACGAGATCGCAGCCCTCACGGCAAGCATCGACACGCAGCTCGCTGCCTTGTCGCACCCGACAGAATTAGTCGTCCGCGAAATGCCGTGGGCATCAGCTCCAGCAGAAGGCGATGGAGAGTAGCATGGCTCAGTCGCTCACTCCCCCCTGGTTGTAATGGTGCGCGCCGGCGGTGGCTTTCGATCTAAGGCAACACGCAGCTCGCCAGAGTTGTCGCTGATCTGTTCCATGCTAGTTCAGGCGATCCGCGAAATGAGAGCGGAGCCGAACGGCGCGATGCACTACGCCAACGGCGAGCGACGTGTCGGCAATGCTGTGAAGGTTAAGGCGACGACATGGCTCGCGAGCAAGGACGCTCGCAGGTGGTTCGACCTCGCGTCAGTCGACCAGCGTTTCGCACTTGAGGGGATGGACTGGCGGGCGGAAGCACAGGGGCTGCTCAACGCGCAGAAAGAGTTCAAGGTGACACCTGCCGAAGCGGCGATGATGGCGGTGACGGTGGACGCGCTTTCGTGAAAACGCTCGCCGTGGTCGCTGCCGTGGCTTTCGCTTCGCCGGCACATGGGCAAGTGGCGAGCCTCGGCTTCGGCCAGTTTCTTTTCGACAACGGCTCGCAGATGGTTGCTGAAATGTCGGTGGCGGTGGCCGCCGGTCCAGTCGTTCCGAACCTGCTCCTGACGTTTGATTTGAGCGGTTCGGGGATGCCGATCATTCAACCCCAGATCGGGCGCACGGTCGCCGGCACAAAGAAGACCGAGCTGGTGCTGGACGCCGGCCTCAGTTCAGGCCCCGACGATTACGCGCATTGGGAGCCGCACCTGGCGGTCAGCACGATCGCGACCCTGCACGGGCCAGTCCAAGCCAGCTTCACCTTGGCCTTCCAACCTTGGAACGCCTGGGCGCGGTCATCCGTGCTGAAGATTGATCTGGCCTTTTGATGACTCCCGACGCGATGGTCAAGGAGTCTGCCAACGTCAGCTTCAGTCTGTCATTCCTGCTTCAGCTCGTTGGGGTGCTGATGGCCGGAGTGTGGGGATATTCGCAGCTTGACGCTCGCATATCCGCCATAGCCAACGCATCGACGCAGCACACAGAAGGGATCGAACGCATCGAGGCTTCGATGGAGAAGAACCAAGATGCTCCGATTAGCTCAGACCACATTCAGAACACGAAGTTGAACTGGCTGGAGTCGGTCAACGCCGATGTCCTGACGCGCCTCGACCGTATGGAAATGAGGATCTTTGAGATGAGAGATAGATGATGGAAAACGATCTAGCTGCGATGCTGTCCATGCTCGCTGGGCCTTTAGCGTTTGGCGCTGCGTACGGAGGCGTCCGTGTGGGGCTTTCCGAACTGAAGGCCACGTCAGAGAATCTCGCACGGCTAGTGCAGCGGCTTGACGATCGGCTCGACCTTCACGCTGAAAGAATTACCAAGCTTGAAGTGCAGACAGAAGAAAGGACGGGTCGCAAATGAGTGGGCCGCTCTCTTTCCTGTCGGGTCTAATCAAGCCTGTCAGCGACTTAGTCGACAACCTTCACACGTCAGATGAAGAACGGCTTGAGGCGAAGTCTGTCCTGCTAGAGCTTCAGACCGGGCTCATGTCGCAAACGCTGGCCTATGAGCAGAAGCTCGCGGAAAGCCAGGCGTCGATCATCGTGGCAGAGGCTACCAGCTCGTCATGGCTCACGACGACATGGCGACCGATCACGATGCTGACCTTTGTCGGGCTTATCGTTTGGTCACAGTTCACTGGGATGGTGATTCCAGAAGACTTATGGTTCGTGGTCAAGCTGGGCCTGGGTGGTTACCTGGGCGGAAGAAGCGTTGAGAAGTCTGTGGGCGCGATCACTCAAGTGATGAAACAAAAGGATGAAGTCTAATGGCTTACAAATGGCCGCGCGGTTTCGAGCTAGAGCATTTCAGCCCCGGCGAATTCGATCACCCTGAGTTAATGGACCCGTTGTTTCTGGCTGACCTCGACCGGCTGCGTGAGGCTTGTGGCTTCGCTCTAACCATCACCGACGACGCGCGGGACCAAGCAGACCTCGACCGCATCTATGCACGGGAGATCGCAAAGGGCGTCCCCTATCCGCGCGATTCAGCGCACCTATACCTTGAAGGTGGACCGCTAGTTCGCGCCGTAGACCTCAAGCCGGGAACGCCGCGAGCCGGCGACGGCAGCACCCTGACGCTAGAGGAACGCGAGCTGGAGCTGACGCATCAGATTCTCAAGTTCTGGGGCACCGGCTGGGAACACTTGGGCCTCGGCATCGAAAGCGCGCACTGGCACATTGACGACACTCCACGGCTGGAAGCGAAGCGACCTGCGTTCTGGGTGGCCGTCAGCCGCTAGGGTTTGCGGCGCTCAAAGTACAACTCGCAGACGAAGCCGATCGCAATAAATACCGTGAGCAGCAACCCGCAAAACACGGCGAACTCCACGTCTGTCCCGTAATCGTTACCCATTGCTGACCCTCTTCGGATAAGGTTTAGTGATGTGCGAAATCGCAGCGAGTAAATGCTTCCGCTCAGTGCGTGAACCACGAAAGAAAAAGTATCTCGCTTTGCTGTTTTGCTTGACCTTCAACGCGCCGGGAAACCGCTTCTGAATGGCAGCAGCCTTCGACGTGCCGCCGAGCTTTTGGCGCATGGCTCTGGAGCCGTACAGCTTGCCGTCAATTAGCCACGCATCACGATCGCCTTTGCTGCTCGACACGTTAGCGTTAGCGTCTCGCATCGACCCAACGTAATGGAAATTGCAGGCTTGGTAGATCGTCCCCACTTCGCCAGCTAGATCGTCAACAGTGGCCGTGATCACTTTGTATTGTGGGGGAAGCATCTTGATGGCCGACGTGATGAGCTTACTTGCTGCGTGAGGGTGAGCCCAATGAACGCAAGCCCCACGGTTCAGCAAAATCATCTTTCCCTCGAACCCGTACTTTGACCAGTCGGCGCATTTCCGCCCCTGCTCCCGTGCAACAATTCCGAGGTTTTCTGAATACTCAGGACCGAAGCAAACTACTCCACCACAAGCCCCGTCAAAGAAGATTCCAAAGCTGTGAGACGTGCAAGCCGCCATGCAGCCCATCCATTCATAGTCTTCTATGATGTGTCGTGCCGTTCGATAGCTGACAGGACGGACATCAGCTTTCTTGATGTCAATGTCTAAGCCCTGCCACCACGCACCGAACAAATTGTCTCCTGCGTCGGTAATCGCTCGCTCATCGCGAACAGTTCGCTGATGCGCTTGAGCGATCATTTGCGCTCTCTAAGTCTGTCAGCGACGGCGTTGCCCAGCCGCCAGCCGATCACAAGGCCAGCGACGATCAGCGAGGCTGTGGCGATGCCTTTCATTTTTCGGCACCGATGACGTGATCGCGTGAAGGAACGGCATCCGAAACCACCTGCTCGGCTTCCCAGAACAGCAGGTCTTTGCGAGCCATCATGTAAACTCGCCTTGCTTCGCGGTAGGTCTTCTCGGCAGCGTCGTAGGTGATCTGCGCTGCGCGGTGCTTGGCGGTCATGCCAGCTGCTCCTGCTTGAAAGGTTAATGCCCCCCGTGGGGCCGTTCGGTCTTGAAGAACCGGGAGGGAGTCGAACCCTCCCGGTCGGTTAGGGCTAGGAGCGCGGTGGGTTGAGCCAGTCCTCTGGCTGCGTGACCGTGATCACGTCGTCGTCATCGACATGGAATTCTCCGATTTTGACGGCGGTATCGGCGGTGATGCTGAGGGAACCGGGGTCGAGGTAGAAGTCCGCACCGTCCTCCACCATCCAGAGGCCGTGGCGTCCGGCCATGCCCCTCCGTCGTGCTTCGCTGAGTGCCGTGTCGCGGTCGGCGTGGCGAGCCCACCCGGCGATTCCTATTGCTACGAAGGTCATCTTTCCTTTTTTCATCTTACTGCTCCTGCTTGGGGGATGTTTTCCGTGAAGGGAAGATGGGGCAAGGTGGGGCAGTGCGCAAGGGGTGGATGAGTGCCTCCTATGAGACGGCGATAAGCTCATCTTTTTTCTCCCGTGATTTCAGTTAAGTACTGCTCTGCTTCCTCGCGCTGCGAGGTGTGCCACACTCGTAGCACCTGCCACGTTTCTGCCGGTCCGGTGCCGGATACCAGAAGGATCTCATCGCCC